GTTTTTTGCGTGTTGAGTTCTAGTACGCCGTTTTGTTCGCGCTCTTTGCGTACCCGGTAGGCCTGCCCGCGCCGCGCATTGCATGGCTTACATGCCGGCACAAGGTTGGTTATGTCGTTGGTTCCGCCGGCGTCGCTCTCGATGAGGTGGTCTGCTTCGGTTGCTCGCGCTATTCCGCACCAGTGGCATGGCGGGTCATCGGCTAAGAGTTTGGCTCTGTTGCGTTTGAACTCGCTGGTGGCTCGTTGCTTACCGTTGTGTGTTGTTGTCATGTTGGTTTCTCCCGCGCTATCGCTTGGCTAACGCGCCACTGGCGTGGCTTGTTGTCTGGCTTGTGGTCAGGTCTCGGGCAGTACGTCCCCCCGCGGTTCGAGTATGTCTCTCTGGTCGCCGGCTGTTTAATACTTGTGGACGGTCACCATTCGCATTTATGACGTTTGGACGCTGCACACCAGCTCTAAGGCATGGTGCTCTACCCACGTTCCCGTGTGTTATGCCGGCATAGTGCAAACCCATACGCGGCCATGAGTGCTGGCTGGGCTTCTCAATTCCCCGACTTAGCCCAGCGAGACGCACCGGGTACCAGCATTATTTAGTTGTACGTTCATGGCCTACGTGTTGGCGTCGGCGTGTATGTCGTCTAGGCGCGCTTGTAGACCCCATAGGTCTTGCTTTAACTGGTTGGCTTGGTTTGGCTGTGTTGCCAGTTCCTCGATGATTGCGTCAGCTTGCAGGTCAGCGAGTTGGCTGAACAATGCGCGCAGCTCTTGACGGTCGGCTTCAGTTAAACGGCTCATTTGTAGTCTGGCCTTTCCCATTCTTGGACTTGTGACGTATAGATAGTTGGGTGTAACAATAACGACATGTCGTTAACCATGTCATGGTGCAGGCGTATTGTGCCATGCTCGTGCGCGCCTAATTGCTTTATGTCGTAACCAGTTGCCCAACCGTGAATTAGTACACGGCATTTATAGACCTGCGCCAAAATGTATATGTGGTTCAGGTCGTCGCCCGGGCGCGCTGCGAGTTTGGGGCTGGTGTTCTCTGTTGAGCGCACCTGATAACTCAGCACGTCAAAGCCGCCGCGGTCTGCCTCTAGGTCTTGCCAATGCTCGCCTAGTGACTTGGCTACTGCGTACTCACCAATGACGCCAGTTATGTTGGACTGCCACCAATTTTGCGCGCTGTACTTTGTGTTGTCTCTAGGTTTGCGGTCTTTTTGCATGGCGCGTATGTTTCGGCGCGCACCGCTAATGGCGCAGTATTCAAGTTCCTCGTAGTCGAGTGTGACCAGTACCTTGCTCATATGTCACTCAGTCGCGCAATAATTGCGTCTAAGTCTTTTGGATACCAGCAGTAACACTCGTACTCTGCTTCGAGTAGGTACCGTTGCCAGCGCAGCTGGGCGTCACTCTGTTTGTTACGGCCTACTTTTAGCTCTGCGAACACTAGGCCGCCAGTTGGGTGAGACATAACAAGGTCGGGAAAACCAGCATCGCCTTGAAAATGTGTTGCCCAACGTTCGCCTACTTGCGCCGGCTTGGCATGGTAAATCAACCAGCCGCGCAACTTAGCTACCGCAACCACTTGTTTTAGAAATGCGGCCTCGGTCATGTTGCCGTAGTTATTTTGCATCGTTGACCATTTTGCAGTCTGGGCAAAACACGGCGTTTGCGATGCGTTCAAAGTCTCGGGCTAGGCGCTTGTAGTCGCCTTGGCAGTCGAGCAGTTGTTGAATAACAATGTTTAGTTCGCGCCGTAGGCTGTCGCGCTCTAGTTGGCTGTCGTAGAGCATGCTTGAATATGCCCACAAGGCTTGCTCTGCCGGCATGTCGTCAGCGTTGCTCATCACACACCGCGTCTCTGTAGCGTGTTACTGCTTCATCTGCCTTGTATTCGCGTGTTCTCTCATGCCCGCAATGCCAGCAAAAGTCAATAACAACATGCTTATATAACTCATCTGCTATTTCGCGCCAGTCCGTCATCACTTAACCTTAGGTATCGGTTTGATAGTAAGGAACATGTCTTTAGCCTCTGAGTACGTCATTGGTGTCGTCGGGTCAAAATCTAGCCCACGCTCTGCACACATTTGGGTAAGCATTTTTATTTGGTTTGGGGTCGCGCCGCCGCCGTTGGCTGGTTGGGTGTGTTCGCGTGGTGCAACTTGGCTTGCCTCTGTTTGTTCGCGTGCCGTTAGTCGAGCGCTGCCAATTTCTTTAGAGCGTGGGCCGTCCAGTGTTGGGGTAGGTCGCGCAATGCTTACTACCTTGGTGCGGTCGGTTTCTTCGGCTGCTTGCTGGCGGCCTAAAACCTCGTTGCTACTGGCGATTGACTTGTCAATGCCTAACCCCATGTACCCGAGAGCGCGTCCCAAAACGCTGGTCGCGCCGTTCGCTTGTTCACTGTTTTTAGTAAACGTTGTTTTGCCCGGGTACGGCTCAAAAATGTACGCGGTTACGGGTATCGGGTCGTCGGGGTCACGGCTTACGGTGACCGAGCACTCAATGAATAATTGGTCGCCTACTTGGGTTATTTCTGGGCGGTGCTCGACAATGCGCAGCTGCGGGTACAGCGCTAACGCTTGTTTAAGACGTGTTTTTACGTCTACATATTCGGATAGGTCAAAAGCCATTACTCGTACCGTCCGCTTTCGTCATAGTTTTGTATCCAGTCGGCAGCCCACAAAGTAACCAGCGTAAATACTGTCATGACACCAACAAACGCAAAAATGCCTGCGATAGTTCTCATTTTGTACCGCGCAATGCTGCCTCTACGACATGGAAAAACGCGTTAACTTGTGCGGCTAAATCCTCGTGGCCGTCGTCGTACAAGTCTTGGCTCAAGTCGTCTAGACGGTCAAGAATGCCTAACTGTTTTGGTTCAAGACTGCTCGGGTGTTCTAGCCGGCCGATTGCTTGGCGTAGGTCTTCGCAGAGTTTGGGGTCGTCCATTGCGTAGCTGTAAGCGTGAGCGCGCAGGTTACGGATTAGCACGTCGGTTGCTTTGGGTCGAGTGTTCGCCCACAAGTTGGCTAGTGCTCGGTCTACTTGGTCAGTCGGGTTAACCATTTTTTATTATCCTTTTCTCTGTTTGTTGTAATTGCGTTGATATGCGGCATGAGCTTGTTTACACATCGCGCATGGCGTCTCTTTGTTTTTGAGATGGTATACATAGCCTGTGTCGCTGCCGCATTTGTTGGTACGGGGCTTGCTTGTCATAACGACATCTTACACAATGTAAGAACCTATGCAAGTCTTATTAAGAATTATTTTTTAGAGCTGTTGCCGTTCCATGGTGCCCACCCGTGACGCTTGAAAAGCGCTAGAGCGGCTTTAAGGTTTTTGCGGGGTGACCATAGTTCGGTCATAGCCTTGCGCACAATGCCAGACTCGACAAGGAACCGTTTGTTACTGCCGTTTAACTGCATCAGACCATACGAGCCGGTGTATGGGTCGCGCTGGTTCCAAGCACGGGCGAAGCCTTTAGACTCACGTTTACATATCTGCATAAGCCGTGGTATTTCGCGCTTAGCCCAACCAACCTCTAAAGCCAGAGCGGTAAAGCGTAGGCAGTCGGGTTCCACCGCTGCTTTTGTTTGTGTAGCCGGCACCAGTAGTGCAGCTGCGGCGAGTACGCCAAGTAGTCGTTTCATAGTTTCTGCCTTTCGTCGGGATAGGTAAAAACCTTAATGGTGTTATTGAGACTTTGCGCGCCTTTGCGCTGAAAGCCTTATGCTGTAACGGTTTTATCGGGTGGGGTTACGCTTTTCCATGCGGCTACAAACGCTTGTGGGTTGTCGGCCATGGCTGGGGTTAACTCGACGTGTAACCACAAACCACCGGGCGTGCCACCGTTCGCGGTTTCTGTCCAGTCTTTCCAACCGGGCTTACCGTCACGGTTACAACGCCAACCGCGGCCCCATTTCTCAGTGCCTTTTTTTGTGGTGCCGGCGTAGTCGTGTACTTCTTCAATGCCTAAAGTCTCGTAGTTTGCGACTAGCCAGTTAGCCCACAATGCGGCTGTGGCTTTGTCTTTGTACCCAATGTCGGCTGCTCGGCCTGTGGCGTGTACTGACAAGCGGTCACTGCCGCGCATGTTTCTTACGGCCCAAGTGCCTAGGTTCGTGAAACCTTTTTTCTTAATAATGTCTACGAACTTTTCGGTGCCGGCGCGTTTGCCTAACGCCGCGCCGTCGGTGGTGCCGGTGTAGTTCATGGCCGGCTAATCATGTCGGCAATGCGCGTTAAGAGTTTTGCAGCTGCTTCGCGCACAATTTTTAGTAGGCTTTTTTTGTCGTCGTTATTCATCGGTTTTGTCTTTCGGTTTGTCTTTTAGCCCGTTTGCGCTGAGTAGGCCAGCGAGTGAGCCGGTAAGGAATAAAAGCAACGGTTGTAACGTGGCCCAAGCCGACTTGTCATTATCCGAGACGTCCAGCGGCTGGGTCACAAAAAGCAGTCCGTATATGAGTGACATGGTGGCAACCACAAAAGTCAAAGACAACGCGCAAGCCACCACGAAAATTAGGCGCGCTTTTATTTGCTCGCTGGTCATTCTTTCGGGTCGGCGCGGTGGCGGAATTATAGGCATTTGTCAGCCAGTATTCGAGTGCTGCCAAGGCTGGCCGTGTCCACGGTTATTGTCGTTTCAGCGCGCAAAGCCTTGTTTTTGGTGCGTACCTCTGGGCAGTTAACGCGCTCACGGTCTCCGCACGCAACAAGTATTGACGCAAACAAAAGCGCCACAAAACTAGCTCTCCAAATCATTGAAAGCTTCTATTTCTGCTAGTTCTTCGTCTGTCATGTCGCGTGTTTCTTCCGTATTCGTTTCATGGTTAACGGTAGTTACTTGTGGTTTCATTATGAGTTCCTTATTCCGTATATGTAATAAGTTATGGCTAGCGTTGGCGCTGCGGCGGTCGTCAGTTGAAAGCCGTCTAT